GAAGAACTCGAAGAACTCGAAGAACTCGAAGAACTCGAAGAACTCGAAGAACTCGAAGAACTCGAGGAACTCGACTCGCGTACCCATTCACTAGGACCGAAGTTCAAACGAACCCATACCCAATTGCCGGCTCCTGCGCGAACGCAAGTACCGCAAAAGAAATCGTCAGCACCGTTTGCATCAGCAGCAGCGATTGCGCTGTTTGCTTCGTGATCCCAATACACCTGAGCACCGATAGCGAAGGACGTAGAAGACCTTGTTTTCAGCGAGTAGATGTTTGTGACGTCGATAGGGCCCGTCGCAGTGTCTGCGATAGCCTGTTGCGCGACACCGGCGATAGCCTGAGTCGAACTGATATTTACTTTCACTACTTCACCGGCTACGGTCGCCGCTGCGGCAGTGAAATCCATGGTTGCTTCTCCGTCGCCAACCACTTTTTTCTTGATATAGGCTTCTCTTGCCATTGGTATATCTCCAGGTTTCAGAAGGTGATGATAAACTCTCGGATGCTAGATACGCACCCGAGAGTAAACCGTTTGTTATTCGCCGTAGTTGGCAGCAGCACCACGGTAGTCGACAGCCGCAACACCTACATCGTAGTAGATGTCCCATGCAGTACCGAGAGCCTCGCCCACATCGCTCGGCTTGCGCCGAAGAGTAGGAGTCTCGTTGCCTGTGAGGTTGTAGACAGTGATGAGACCGATGTCCGAAGGATTCGCCATCAGGTAGTAACCTTCATGCGCATCCGTGGCAGCGTCCATCAGTTCGTCAAGGACCGGATCGGACACAGGAGTCAGGCGACGGATGAACTCGCGTGTTACCGCAGAGTTGGCCGAAGTCGTCATCGTGTATGCCGGTGCGATCAGATTCTCGATCACATAATCGAGGTTCGAGTGATACAGAATCGTGGCTGGCTCAGCCATCGAGTAGATGCTGTTGCTCTGACTTGTCGCACCATCGGGTGACGGCAGAGTCTGATTCATCATCCGTCTGCGAAGATCTGAAAGAGTGGCGTTCGTGGGCGCTCCACCGGAGGTATCGATCACGAAGTTGCCATGACCAGCAGTGAACATCGCGGTGCTGTCTTCGTTCATTATCGGTCCTGCCATGTTTGTGCCATAGAGGATCGTGTATGCCCGACGATTGATGTAGCGCTGGATTGAACGACTGAGCTTGGTCGGGATGTCCGTGAGTGCATTGATCTGATCATCAATGATCGCCTTACGTGACAGCGAGAAAGCAACACCGACAGTCAGCAAGCTGGCTGTTTCCTTGGTGTCTGCAGTCGAAGTGAAAGGAAACGCTTCGTTCTCTTTGATTTCGAGAACGTCACCGACCTCAGTTACCTTGACGATGTTCTTGGTCTGAAAATCCTTGATAGAATCCCGACCTGTCCACGCCTGGTATGTGGTAGGAGTGGTTGTCCATGCGTTGAACAAGGCTTTGTTCGCGACATCTTCGAACACGTTCGTGAAATCGCCAGTGCCCTGCGAATTGACCATCGCCGGACGAAGGTTGACACAAGCATCATAAACCTGATTAGGGCTCATGGAGGCCGCATGAGGCACACCGTTCTGCTGAAGAGTCTCGCGGCAGATTCCCTGCACACCAAGACCAAGCAAACCGGCTTTCCGTACTTCCGCGACCTTCGCGAGTTCTTCGTCAGTCTTCATCAGGCCAGCCTGCGCCATCAGAGACGTGCGAGCGACATCACAGAACTTGTCCTGTGCGTCGGCACCGAAGCTGACGTTGTGGCCGGTGGGGACTGCTGGAGCCACGCCTGCGAGCACTGCATCGGCAATCTTACCCTTTGCATCAGCAAAGAGCTTTTCCGACTTGGCTTCGAGCTGCTCAACAGTTTCGACATCGAGTTTCACAGCGTCAAATTCGCTCTTGAGCGACGTATACGCTGCGTCTTCGATTTTGCCCTTTGCCATTTCCAGGCATCCGGCAATATTAGACTGTAGTGCCTGCTGGGCGGCTACGGTCTTGTTTACGATCTCTCTGACTGAAACCTTCATATTTCCATCCTCCTGTGAATTGGAACTGGTGTCGAGGTCTTCTATAGGATCGGGGACTTCGACTTCGGTTTCTCCCCCTGGAGATTCTTCCTCGTCGCCCTCGGGTTGTTCTTCTTCGATTGGTTCTACGACTTCCGGTGCTTCGTCTCCGTCGGTTGCCGGCTCTTCAACTGGAGGTACTTCGCTCTCTCCAGTTTCTCCTGCTCCGTCATCTCCGTCGGATCCATCAGCTCCTGCGTCATCGTCGGATTCAGCTTTAGGTGCGAAAAACATGCACGCACCTTCCGGTATCCGATTGAAGCGCTTTGTATCAAACTTGGCCTCCTCTACTGCGTATTCCTCGATCTCGTCGATGAAACCTTTCTCAAGAGCAGTGTCTGCATCAAGCCACGTTTCAGCATCCATCAACTCAGCAATTTCGTCATCGCTGATAGTTGCCTTGCGCTTGTAGGCTTTGATCGCGTTCTTTTTCATGCTGTCGAGTAGATCGGCCTCATGGCGTAGATCGTCTGCCCCGCCGCCCATAAATACAAACGGATTGTGAATCATCAGAAATCCGTTCTCAGGCATCGTAACTTTGTCGCCGGTCATAGCGATAACAGATGCCATTGAAGCTGCCAAACCATCGATGATCGTGTTGATCTTCGTAGCAGGCTTGAGCCGCATAAGCATATTGTACATCGCAAAACCGTCAGTGATAACACCACCGGGACTGTTTATGTGGAGATTGATTTGCTCAACATCGCCGAGCCCTTCAAGTTCCTTCATAAAGTCCTCAGCCGTGGTGCCCCAATATCCAATCTCATCATAGAGGTGGACCTCGGCTGCGCCGTTTTTAGCGCTCATCTTGTACCACTTTTTCATAGGCTACTCCTGGTCCTCGTCGTTGTCATCCTTGGAATCGTCGCTGCTGCTCGATGAAGCAGGAGCAGCGACTTGATCAGTTTTGAACATATCGTCAATGCCAAAGTCTTTGCGCATCTGCTTCTCAATCTGAAGCTGCTGGTAGTGATCCTCCAGATCGATACCCTTTGCGCCCAGTGTGCTCTTGTCGCTGGCGAGGCCGGCGTCCCTGAGTTCGATGGCTGCGCGGGAGTCCTTGGAAGGATCTACCCAGTCCCAACCCTCGGCCATCCACCACGCCTGAGTGTACTTGTGCTGGTCAGCGAGGAAACGGCGAACCGTGAGTCCCGGAACCTGATCGGTAAACACCATCCACCAAACGTAGTCCATCCACTCACGCTGACAGAAGGACTTTGCAAACCACTTCTGAAGTGAACGGTAGAATCTGCGCTCTTCCACGACGTTGCTGCGGGAAGCTGCGAAATTGACGTTCTCCATGTCGCGGGTCACTGTCATGTACGACGTGCCCAGGGACGCGGAGATGTGGTGTATGATCATCGCTACAAGCGGTTTAAGCGACTCTGTGACGTTGTCATCGGCTGAGAGGACTTCCGGCTTCTCAGGAGTCTTGAGATAGCTCAGAGACTCTAGGATGCCGTTGTCGTCATCATCCTTGTCTTCCTCAGCGTTGAAAGGATCTGCTGTGTCTTTCACCCACCATACCACGTCCGCAATAGCCCGGCTCTTGACCATGTAGTCTTCGAGGAGCTGATGGACGTCCCATACTGAATCCAGCGCCGGGGCGCCCCATGGTACTCCGATATGTTGCTCAGGACGCTCATGTATAAAGGAGTGGTTGATGTTGATCGATGGGATCGGCTGAGGCACACCTCGTATCCAGTAGCTAACCGGCATCCCGAAAGCGTCAAGGTTGATACCGTGGAGTGTCTGCTTGTGCGGTAGATTCGCATCGAGCGTGATGAACTGGCTGTCGTGCGACCCGTCAAGACGGTCGGGCTCAAGCATCTGCTTGGCGATGGGTAGCAGGCTGCCGGACGTCGACCGAACCAAGTTGGTCAGGACTCCACCGGAGAGCGCGCACGTACGCAAAGCGAGGCGCTCGGCCTCATAGAACGTCATCATCCCACGACGGTCCCACTCATCATTATATCTCTGCCAGCCTTTGTCGAGAGCCTTATTGATGCCCTCGACCATTTGCCCCTCGCTGTTCTTAACGACTGACTTAGGGCGCATCCCCGTGCATATGGCATTGTTCGTGATTACATTGATTGCTGAACGGAAAATAGGATCGTTGCCGAAAGCATACCGCGAGCGGGCTATGATTTTAGGCAGATCGTCTTTGATTTGATCGTAGGGGGTGTAGCGGGTAGTCGACCAATCGGCCCTTACCCGGTTTGTCTTCGCAGCCTCGTAGTCCATCCGCGCGTTCTTCTCAGCACGCATGTAAATGGTCTTGAGCTTGCTGAGAGGGACGGAGCCGCCCTTCTCAAGTTTCTCAATCTTGGTGCGGAGCTGCGCGATCTCGCGCTGCTGTTCCCGGCCTTTACCGAATGGCGTGCGAAAATTCATTTCTACCCGTCGTCCTGGTTAGAAGGTGCCTTAAAAGTCATACGTTTCACCCCGCGTCCGCTAACTTGGGTCACGCGACCGAGCATCCAGTCGTAATGCCTCTGCAATTCGTCAAGATTACTCTTGCGATACATGCGCCCTGATATCTGCACAAGCTGCGCATTACCGGACGCCAGGTCCATAATTGCAGTTTTAAGCGTTTCGAGATCGGTACTGGTGAACTCACCACTGGACATAGGCAACCTCCTATGTCCAAATATACCATCACTTTGCGGAAATTACATTAAGTCGTATATACGGTTCTTCACAAAACGCAAAACCAACTGGTTGCCGCCAATTGGCAGGGACTCGTAATGTACGTAGTCTTTCGCATGGTATTCGCGGATGACCTTGAGCTGCTTGTCGGCTGCTGTGAGCGGGACGATTACTTGCTCCACGTCCTCCGGTTTGACGTCAGCATCTTCGCACACCTCATGCGCGTCGTTGATATCCGTCGTCTTCTGTACCTCGTCCACTGTCTCTTCCAGCGTGAACGTCGGTGACGTCTTCTCGACGGGTTCTTTCCTGTTGAACAGATTCATCTTGGTCCCTCCAGTTTATGTTGTGGTAGTTCTTATCGAACATCTCTTCATCAAACGGTCTCTGTGTGCTCCCCTTGCCTGCGCTCATTTCGACCAGCTCCTGCGTGCTGAGGCCGGGCCCCTGTTCGAGCGGGGGGCTTTCTCTTTGACGACTTTAGACTTGGCACCGAGCTTCTCCCGTACTTCCGCCTTGGCCTTGCGCATCACGAAGTATTTCTTGATACGTGCGATACCTTCCCCGCTGAAGAGCGCCTTATCCAAATGCAGGAAGAAGGCGGCGGCGAAATTGTAGTTCTCGCAATCCCGGTAATGGTCGTTGGCCTCAGTCACCCACCGCTGCACCGGTTGACCGTTCTTGTCTTCCTCTTCTATATAGTATTGCGCTATGACTTGCTTGAGGTACTCATCTCCTATGTCGACGGGAAGGTGCCACTTCTCCCCCTCCATGTAGTCCGCTACTTCCTCAGCGAGGAGTTGCGTCTGCCCCATGAAATGATTCGCTGTCGTGGACTCCTTGACATATGGCTCTTTGGGATTTATCCGGGTAGCGCCGATGTACGCGTGCAGCCACGGAATTTTCTCGACGAGGAAATCCACCAAGTCAGACCGATGGCCTCCCCTATCGATGAACCCAAAGCGGATGGTATCGGGAACGTACTTGAGAAGCTCCCGCTCGAAGAGCTTGAGCACCTCGCCTTTGTTCTTGTAGATCTCGCGCTTCTTGCTGCACTCGATAAAGTCCTCTTTGATCAGCCACGTCTCCATGTCGCGACCGTAGCCCCGTATTACATAATAGAAGCCAGTATCCTGAGTATCGATGCCTACCGTGCAGACCACCACGCCCTCGGGCACCTCTATACTCTCGCCGCTTTGATAGTAGCCGACGGCCTTGTCCTTGAGATCGTCCCCGGACTGCTTGCCCTTCTTCGTTTCCCAAAAGCGAGCCATGTCCTCATTTGTGTAGACACGGAGTTTGCGTGTGGACCGGCTGCTCTCGAAGAATCGAGCGAGGCACTCGTAGAACTTATACGCCGGCGTGATCAAGCGATTCCAATTGTAGCAGATGGCCTCATAGTCCTTGGGATCCCTCTCCACCTCACCGGTGGGTGAGATGAGTTCGCCCTTCTGCTTAAATCCTACCTGGTCGATCTCCTGGGCGGCCCACACCACGTCGTTGAGTATCCGGACCCGCTGCTTCTCCGTGATCTCCTGATGGCAGGCGATGCACTCGTACCGCACAGCTTTCTCCTTCTTGCGGCGGAGTGCGCCCGAGTCCTTAGTCCCTGTCATGTCCATTATCTGCGAGTCGGTGAGCACTTGCCAGTCGTGACAGTGCGGGCAGCGTACGTGGGGCATCACGATGATCGTGCCCGACTTGTAGATTTCCTGATGGAAGATATCCCCTTCATCCAGCGGACTGGACTCCAGCACGCGCTTGTAAATCCCCCGCTCGAGGTACGCCTGCTGGCGGCCGCGCATCATATCGATAGGATTGAAATCTTTAGGTCGATACTTCGAGACTTCTGAACCATAAACAAAACCCGCCGGAAACGAAGCCAAGTCGTTCTTATTCTCCGCGCTCGCCACCCCCCACAGACAGTTCCTAAGTTCCAAGTTCGATATTGTAAGGTCATCCTCCCGCCCCGACCAGTATTGACTAAGCTGCGGAATAGAGGTGATAGCTTCCCGTATTCTGAACTTGAAAACCTTCTTGACTGTTTTTTCGTTGGCATATACAAACATTCCGTTAAGGGACCAAGTGTCAATGGCGTACATCGCCTGGATCTCGCCGAGCAGTGACTTTCCCGTTTGTACAGGTGCTTGGAAGTACACCTGGTTGTAGTGCCGGATGGAATCGAGAACATCGCGCTGCCACTGGTGCGGGATGTACCGACCGGGGTTGACGTACGCCTTAGAGAGGATGAAATGCTTCTCTGCCCACTCATAGACGGGAATAGCTTCTCTGAGACGAAGAGATGCCAGCTCCCCGATGGAGAGCGGAGGGTCGTGGGTGATACTAGGAAAGGTCCAGGATGTCTTGTTCAACAGAACTGCTTTCACCACAGTACGAGTCCATGGCTTTTGTGAAAAGTTGCAGAAGCTGGCCCCGCGCCTGATCCAGCGAGAGGTCTACAAACTTGGTCGCGGACAGCAGCGCCGTCTGCTCCATAAACTGACGCATGGCCGCGGCGCGGCTGCACAGAATTTTCTCGTGCTCCGCTCTGTCGATGACCGTGTCGTTGATCTTCTGAATCTGCGCGTCTTTGAGTTCGATCTCCTTTTGCAGTTTCTGCCCCTTGAGCGTCGACTCCTCCCCGGAGTTGATTCTCATATACCAGTGGACCGCGTCAATCAAATTGCACGTCTGCGTGCTGCTGTTGTACCAGGGAACGCCCTCATCGATAAAGCTGGAGATCTTGGACGGCGTGAGACCCAGCACGCGCGATATCATAGAGCGCCTACAGTCCTGCAGCTCGTTGAGCAGATCGTCATTTTTTAGCATGTTGGTTCGGCTTTGAATTCGCTGCAGTCGTCGCACGGCGAGCAAGGAGCGGGGAGCGAGTATTTGTGGACG